GTTTTAGAGCTGCTTGTTCATAAGTATTTTGAGCAGTTGAAAGTTCCATTTCTTGTTTTTTTAATGCAATCTCATCGCCTCTTCTAAGTGGCCTTCCAAATCCTTCTGGTGGGATTATTTCATCATACGTTTCTGTACCCTGCAATAAAGCCTTAACTTGATCTGAAGATAAGCCTAAAACACGGCCTGCAGTATTTAATGCTTCTTCACGTTCTCCTCCCGGCAAACCAAATTGTTTGCTAAATGCATTTCTTAATTGGGCAGAAATTGAAATTTGTTGATCACGATCAATAGCATCAGCAGGCATTCTTCCAACTATTCCTTCTGCCGTAGTCTTATACCACTCTTCATCAAATGCTTGTCTTGTTTTTATCCCTGCATCCAAAGAGGGAGCTTCCATACCAAATACTTTATAGGGATCAAATTCAGGTTCACCAATTTCAACAGGTTCACCAATTTCAAATTGCCTTCTACTTGGATGCACAGATATTCTTCGTCTCAGCTCTATTTCTGCTTCTTCAGCACTTTTCTTACTGCTTGCTTGGTGCCTTAGTTGCGCTTCTCTAAGATCCTGTTTTATACCTTCAAATTCTTCTTGTGATCTTGAGGCTAAAAATTTAGCATTTTTTGTATCAAACCCATTCTCTTCTGCCCATTTAAGTGCCTCTCTTACACGTTTTAATTCTAATTTACGTATATCATATAGACGACCACCTTCAGTAATTGCTCGTGATGCAGCTATGTTAATTATATTTTGCCTATCTGCCGCCGATTTTTTAAATCCAGCAGTAGTTTCTTTTGCAAATCCCGATACTATATCTGCTACAATAAGTGGCATAGTTAGACCTCCATTTCTTCTGCTGTTGTTTGAGACATTATCCCCATATTAGTCTTTTTAGCAGCATTTCTAATATCTTCTAATTCAGTTTCTTCAAATCTTTCTTCAATTTCTTCTGCTTCAGGTTCTGCTGCAGCACGTTCAACCAAAAGCTGATCTACACTACCGTCTTTAGCTCTAGTAAGTCCTGTTTTATATTCAACTCCAACTTCATCCGCTATAGCAGTTATTAATTTAAACATCGCTGGAGAAATAAGTACAGCTACATCAATAGTATGTAGTCCTTGCATAACTCCAGCAATAAGAATAGAATCTACCAAAGTTGCAGCAGGATACCCCAACTCTAAAATTTCTAACATATGTGCTGTTCTATCTGGCAAACTTATTTGTTTTACATAGTATTCTAAAGCGTCTTCTGGATCAGAATATTTAGCTGGACGTTCCCAAGGTCTAGATCCAAGTTCCGCAGTCAAAGATTGACCGGGAATAGGCGCAGTCATTTCTGTTATTTCAATATTGGGCATTTTATGCAATATCCTTTTCTGGTGCTATGGGTTCTATTTGCCGCATACGATAGGTTTTTAATGCCGTATCAATTGAGTCTGCATAGTTCTGCTTCCTAGTTTTCCACTCTGGTGCTTTAGTTGTTTTTTTCATCAGTGGCTTAAAAAATTCTTCTGCTGCTTCTGTTTCTCTAAAACTTGCTCTCTGTGCTAATATCCTTCTTTTAGACTTATCAAGAAAAGCAATAGCATTAAGTATTTGTTCTTCAGTAGCACCAGCTATATCAAGTGCATAGGCAAGGTGAGCTTTACTAAAATCATAAGTACCTTGTTCTGTTGTTAATGTTTTAAATAAACTGGCTATGTCAGTTTTTGTACCGTCTGTTTTTATAAAGTTTTGTATTGCCCTAGCAGACCCACTTTCTTGTTCTGCTAAAAGCGTATTAACTCTATTAAAATAACCTGTATTTGCAGCTTCCTCGTTAACTACTGCAGATTCAGTAAGGGTTATACTTGACATTATTTTCTCCTATATGCTATAGTAATGGGGCCATTATCAAAATACCCACTCCGCAAGAGAGCTTAGTCCAACTTGAATAAATGGTTGTGCTACTTGTGCAATAAAGCCACCTACTTGTGATGATCGTTCCCTATCAGCTTGAAATTCTGCTAATTCTCTTGTATTAGCAGCATTAACTTGTGCCAGTTGTATAGAAGCAATACGATCTAATTCACTTTCTCCAGATGTCCAAGCAAACTCAAGCATATCTCTATATTCTTGCCAGAGATTATCGTATGCTTCATTACTAAGCTCAAGCAAATTCTGTGCGTTAAACTGATTTTGAAAATTTGTAGCTGCTGTATCTGCAGTTGCAATCTCTCTACGCCACACTGCATTACTCTGCCCAATAGCTAATTGATTACGAGCATTAAATTGGTCACGTTGATTGGAAATCTCTGAATTAAATCTTTGTAGGGCATTTACTTCACCAGCATTAAACTGATTCATAGCATTAGACTGTGCAGTGTTTTGTTGTCCTATACCGGCAATAAGGTTTGCAAAAAATTGATCTGTTTGTTGCTGACTTGTAGCATTAAATTGTCTAGCTGCATTCTCCGCTGCTGCGTCTGTCAATAAACTTTGTGCTTGTTGTTGTGAGTTCACTACTGCAGCCTGTTGATTATTATTTAAATTACCTACATCTAATTGTAAAAAGTTTTGTGCATTCTGTACAGCAGCTTGTTGTCTGTTATTTAGATTAGAAATGTCTAAATTAGCTAATGCTCCTGCATTTGCCATCACAAGAGCTTGTTGATTACTTAAATTTGTTAAATCTACTGTCTGTGTTAACTTTGAGTTTTCCAAAGCTATCTGTTGATCTGCAGTAAAGTTTCTATTTGCAATATCAGATACAGTGGCAGCATTTCTTACACGAGTTTGAAAAGCTTGATCAAACTCCTGATTTAAAAACTGCGCTCTATATTGCCCTGTCAACATTGCTGTCTGTTGTCTATTCGTTAAATTCTGTGCTTCAAAGGCAGCTATAGTTTTTGCATCTGCTTGTGCAATTGGAAAAGAAGCCTCAAGAGCAGCTTGGACAATTGCTTGACCTGCCATACTACTTGCACCCAAACCTCTTGCTTCAAGCCTCTGTGTAGCTGTACGTATAGCTCCTGCAGCCCAAAATGGTACATTGCCTTCTGCAAACTGTTGAGATAGTATATCAAGTTGTCCCTGTACAGTAGCAGCTAAACTTGGATTAGCTTGAGCAGCTACTAAAGCAGGTTCTACAAAAGCTGCCGCCTGAACAGCCTGTTGTGCAGGACCAGAAATTTGTTCTGCTGCTTGTAATGCTCTGTCAGCAGGAGCTTGAACTTGAGCAGCTTGCGCCTGTTGAGCAGCTTGTAAATTAGCTATTTGTGTTTGTGCTTGTTGAGCAGCTTCTATAGTTTGTGTAGGCGCACCTATTTGTGCCGCCTGTATAGCAACTTGTTGTACAGCAAGTGCTGCTTCCTCTGCAGTTACTTCAGCAGCTTGTGTAGGTGTAGGAGCTACAGTCTGAGCTATAGGAACTTGAGCAGCTTCAGCAATAGTTAAATCTGCACCTACTTGTCCTGTAGTTGCAGCAATATTCTGTGCTTGTTCAAATGGAGTTAAAGCAGCTTGAAATTGTGTGCCATAGGGAAGTGCAGGAGTTAAAACCCTTTGTCCACTAATTTGACGAAGTGAAGGGTCTGTACCACCAACCGCTGGTGCGGGTTGGATCGGAGTTGGTTGGGTTGCTGGTTGGACTGCTGGCTGAGGGCGAAATGCCCACTCTTCCCATTCTGGATTCTTGACCCAGTTTTCGTCTATCCAGCCCTGCATTTGTTTATATTCTGGAAGATTTGGATCTGGCGTCCATTCCGGCGGCGGCGGTGGCATTGATATATAACGCTGCGGCTCTGGAATTGGATTTTCCCAGCCAATCATTTGTGGAGATGCATATCCACCAGCTTGAAATTGTGGTATATTCTCCTGTTGATATATATCTGCATCCTGTTGAGCAAAATACTGTTGTGCTACATCTGGATTTTGTTCAAGATATTGAGGAAAAAAGCGCATGTCTCCTTGATAGCCTAACTGTGCTGCTCTCTGTGCTAATCCTTGTTGATCGTATCCTACAGCCATGTTGTTTATTCCTTTTTTTCTACTTCCTGCTCATTGGTAGTTTCATTAGTACGTTGAAGTACATCTATTTCTTTTTCAAGTTCTATATTAAGTGCAGTACAACGAACAAGCCTATTTAGCGTATCATTTCGTTGCTCTATCAATACCTCAATAATAGTTTGTGAGTTTATGTCTTTTGTTGCCATATTATATTTTCCCAAAAAAATGTTCTCCAAGTGCTATACTTATTTATCTTCTTCTTTTTCTTCTTGTTCTGGCTCATCCCCTAAGATTTTTACGCCATAACCAGCGTCCCTTAGAAAAATACGAATTTCCGATATTGGCCTAGACCAAGCCATATGTGTAACTACATTTCCCCAACCATAAGCAGATACCATACTTGGAACTCCTATAAGCTCATATTCTCTACGAGGACTATATACATACAAAGCACCTCCTGAGTTACCGAAAATTATAGGGGCACTTGCCAAATACAGATCATTACCATGTATATCTTTTCCATAACCAGAAAGCAACCCCATAGTCGGAAAAGGGGGCTTACCTAACCCTGCGCCAACAGCATAGACTGTTTGAAAAATCCAAGGACCGTCATCTTTATCTTCTGGATATAGTTTAGCTACATGAGGCATCTGACGTTCTGTATCTTCTACCTGTAGCAAAGCCAAGTCTCTACTTTTATCATAAGCTACAATATTAGCAATCCTACCGATAGTTCCTACCGCTATGCTAAAATTGTTATATTCCCATAAATCAATATTTACAGGACGCCTATTCTCTGTTTCTATATGTTCTTTTTTCTCAGAGTTCCAGACTTTGTTCAATTTTACATAGTTTTGAACTACATGCCAATTAGTTAGAACATAGCTTTCATAATCAAACTCTTCATTTTGTTCAGAATAGACAACAGTTCCAGACCCTGACCCATTACCTAACCTTACAAGAACAGTAGGGTACAACATTTCAAGGTGTTCTTGTTCAGGAACAACCCCACTTTTTTTAGGGTTAGCAAAGC